TAGAAATAGAAAGCACAACAATAATTAACTCTAATAATAAATGGAAACATGTTGTATGTCAAAAAACTGGAAGTACTTTAGAGTTATATATTAGTGGGGTTTCAGAAGCAACAGATCAACAAGATTGGCTAAAATCAACAGATGAATTATCTTTTAAAACAGCATCTGGAGTTATAAGTAATACATATCCTATAAAAATAGGAGGATATCAAACAAATAGAAGAGATTTAAAAAATAGTGCTCTTGATGAATTACGAATATTTAATCATGCATTAACTTTAAATGAAATCAAATCACTTGCAAATAATGATACTACGAATCAAAATGGAGCAAATATATTACAAACTAATCGTGTAGGAAATGCATTTCATAATAATGGATTCTTTGTTATTACTAGTGCAGATCCAAAATATAATAATATATTAAATTCTCCATATACGGCTAGTTATCAAAGTACTGTTAAAGTTTTTGAATTTAGTACTATTTGTAAAATTGATATGGGTGATTTTAATATGACTACAAATTATTCAGCTTTAAAAGATGATAATGAAACATATTTAACTAGAGTTACTTCTAGTGCATTTGAACCATATATCACAACAGTTGGATTATATAATAAACATGCTCAATTATTGGCTGTAGGTAAATTAGCTAATCCATTAAAAAACAGGAATGATGTTGATATGAATATTTTAGTTAGATGTGATTTAGATCAAGATCGATATGTAAAACCAAGAGAAGATAATGAAATTGATTAAACTTCAACATATTATAAAAGAAATATCAGACCAAGAAGCTGACAGATTATTATCTAAAATTAGAAATAAAGAATTTCAATTTTTTAATAGTGGTGATAATGGTAAGGTTTATAGTTTAAATGGCGAAGATTTATTAATGAAAATCACTAATGAACCAGATGAAATAGCTGTTGCAGATACAATAGTAGGACAAATGGAAAAATATAATGCATTTATTCCAGTAGTATATACAGATAATAAAAAAATGTATATCATGAAAAAAGCTGATCAATTATCTAGAGATATGTTAAATAAAATAACATTATTTTATGAAGGTTATAAAAATTATGCTAGGCAACAAGGTATTGAAACTAGTATATTTGATTATTTAAATAATGACGGAGCAAGAGATTTAGATTCTAAATTAGCTAATTTTTTGCGAGCGTTAGAACAACAAGTTAAAGATATGGGTATCGGAGACTTAGATTTATCATTAGACTTTAAACCAGACAATATTATGAATTGGAATGGTAATATAGTAATGATAGATTGGTAAAAAGGAAAAGTTATGAAAAATCATTGGCATTCAAATAATAAACAACGCCAAGCGGCATATAAATATGGTTATCGATCAGGATTAGAATTAAAAGTAGCAGACCAAATTAAGGAAGCAAAATATCCTGTAAAATATGAAACAGAGACATTACAATACATAGTGCCACAAAAAAATTCAAAATATACACCAGATTTTATTTTTACAAAAAAGAATGGGTCTATAATGTATATAGAAACAAAAGGAAGATGGACTAGTACTGATAGACAAAAAATGAAACATATATTAGCTTCAAATCCTGGAATAGATTTAAGGATGGTATTTCAGAATCCAAATCAAAAAATATCAAAAGGTTCTAAAACAACATATGAAGCTTATGCTAAGAAGTTAGGAATACAACATGTTTCAAAAAAAGATATACCAACTGAATGGTTGCAAGAATGTTGTAAAGAAGGAGAAGATCCTACGATAGTAAATTTTTTTAATTAATTATTGGATCTTTGAAAAATTTTCATTATTTTCTTATTATAATAATATAAAGATGAAATCTTTTAATATAATGTAATTATTATTAAATGATGATTCGTTAGACCATTAATGTAATGTTTGTGTCTAACATATAATATAAAGCCAATACTTTTGATCTTTCAGTTTATTTTCTTATAATAATATTGTATGAAGAATCTTAAATTACTTCAATTATTAGAATCTGTTTTAGGTAAAGGAAAGCCAACATCTGGAAATAATATTGCATTCTTTTCTCCGTTTACTTCTCATTATAAACCTAAACTAGAAATTGATCTAAATACAACTAATGAAGGACAAAATCCATGGCATTGTTGGATATCTGATAAAAAAGGTAGATCAATACATTCTTTATTTAAACAATTAAATTTATCAAAAGACAAATTTGAAAAATTAGGAAAATTAATTGAAAGATCAAAATATAGAGATAATTCAAACGATAAAAAACAAATTGAAGAAATAATACAATTGCCGGAGGATTATAAACCATTATGGTTAGAGAGAAAAACTCCTGATTATAGAAATGCAATATATTATTTACAAAAACGTGGAATAAATATATTTGATATAATCAGATATAGAATAGGATATGCAGAAACAGGCCCTTATTCTGGTAAAATTATTATTCCAAGTTATGATTCTACAGGACAATTAAATTATTTTGTATCAAGAGCATTCTATGAAAATGATCCATATAAACATAAGAATCCAAAAATATCAAAAGATATAATAGGATTTGATATGTTAATAAATTGGAATGAACCTATTATATTATGTGAAGGAGCTTTTGATGCAATTACTATAAAGAGAAATGCAATACCATTATTTGGTAAAATGATTAATCCTAAGCTTCGAATAAAAATAATTGAAGAAGGAGTTAAAGAAATTTATATATGTTTAGATCAAGATGCATTAATAAATGCAAAGCGTATAGCTCAAACGTTTTTGATGGAAGGCATACAAGTATATCTAGTTAAATTAGATAAAGAAGATCCTAATGAAATGGGATATAAAAGAATAACAGAAAAAATTGAAGACACATATCAGTTTTCTTTTGAAGAATTGATGACAATGGAAATAAATTCATTATGGAAATAAAAACATTAAAAACAAATATTAATGCAGTTGATAAGATATTTCATATATCTGATATACATATTCGAACACTGAAACGACATAAAGAATATGAACAAGTATTTGAAAACTTATTTTTACATATAGCACAACATGCAACAGATCAAAGTATTTGTGTATTAACAGGTGATATAGTTCATTCTAAATTAGATATGTCACCGGAGTTAATCAATATGTTAACAAAATTCTTTAATGGATTTCATATACCTACGATTGTTATATTAGGTAATCATGATATGAATTTAAATAATTTATATCGATTAGATGCTATATCTCCAATATTAGATGTTATTAATAATGATAATATTCATTTCATAAAAGATAATGGATTATTTAAATTTGCAAATGTTGTATTTAATCATATGGCGGTTGATGTTGCTCCAAAAGATTATATTAAAGCATCAGAGTTTGACGCTCATTATAAGATAGCATTACATCATGGAGCTGTACATAATGCAAAAACAGATATAGGATTTCAAATATCAAATGATCATGTAACTATTGATTTATTCGAAGGACATGATCTAACATTACTAGGCGATATACACAAACCTGCACAGTTCTTAAACACTCAAAAAACAATTGGATATCCTGGGTCATTAATACAACAAAACCACGGAGAAGCACTTGATCATGGTATATTAGTGTGGGATCTAGCTGATCGTTCATCTGAATTTATAGAAATTCAAAATGATTATGGATATGTTACTTTTGAAGTGGATAATGCACAAATTATTAGCTCTCCACATAGAGTTCCAACTAAACCTAGAGTAAGAATTAAATTCAATGATACAGATGCATCTGATATTAAAAAATTAATAGCTACTATTAGAAAAAAATATAAAGTACAAGATATATCAATCCAAAGATCTGCTAATCATGTTGATAGTAACCAAAATGGTTCAATTGCAATAGGTAATGTTAGAGATGTAGAACATCAAAATAAATTGATAACAACATTTATTGAAGATAACTATCCAGATGCTGATAAAAAAGAATTAGACGCAATAAGACATATTAATAGAACAATTAATTCAAAACTACCTGTATTAGAGTCAGTCAGAAATGTTACATGGTATCCTGTATCATTTGAATTTGAAAATATGTTTTCTTATGGAGAAAAAAATAAAGTTGATTTTTCAAAATTGTCAGATGTAATAGGATTATTTGCCGCTAATGCTTCAGGTAAATCTTCTTTATTAGATGCAATAACATATACAATATTTGATAAATGTAGTAAAACAAGTAAATCAAAAGAAGTTTTAAATAATAAAAAATCTGGCTTTAAAGGAATTTTTAAATTCAAATTAAATGATAAATTATATACTATTGAAAGAGAAGGTATAACGTTAAAACATGGACATGTTAAAGTTAATGTAAATTTTTATAATGAAGATCAAAATTTAAACGGTGAAGAACGAAGTGATACAAATAAAAGTATTAGAAGATATTTAGGAACATATGATGACTTTATTTTAACTGCTTTTTCATTACAAGCAGATAACAATAATTTTATAGAAAAGTCTCAAAGAGAAAGAAAAGACTTATTATCACAATTCCTAGACACTACAGTATTTGAGCAATTATATCACTTAGCATCAGAAGAAATAAAAGAAACTTCTGGTAAATTAAAAGAATATAAGAAAACAGATTTTGGATCTATAATAAAAGAATCAGATGATATTATTATTGCAAATCAAGATACAATAATTGAATTAGAAAAAAATGATAATGAGTTACAAGATTCAAGAAATAATTTACAAAATGAAATTGTAGAATTAATTGAATCAAAACAACCAATGTCATATGAAGGTCCTGATATTAAAAATTTAAAAGACACCCAAACAGATTTAGAAGAAGATATTGAAGAATTACAAGAAAATATCAGTGAACTAGAAGATACAATTGAAATATTAAATAGTCAATGCAAAGTTGCATCAGAATATGATTTTCAATCAGATATTAATGTTCTTAACATAAAAAAAGATAATGTTAATAAGTCTTTAAAAGAATCTACTAGATGGATATATAGACATCAATCAGAACTTACATATTTAC